ATATAAAAAATTTTCACCGGTTCTTTTGTCTTAATTTCATAATGAAAAAGTTTCGTACGAGATTCTTCATAATTTGAAGGTGGTGTGCCCCAGATTCCCTTTCGTTTCTCCCTATACGCATTCAGTAAATCTACAGTTAAGAGTGTAGGCTCTTCGGCTACGATTTGTACCTGTTTGAGCGGTTTCAAAGTAAATGTTGGTATATTTGCACCACCGACCTGTCCGCCACCACGAACAGGTTCAATAGGAACTGGCGTCGCCGGCTGGGCCAATAGACTATCCTCAGGACCTCCACCTATCATGCCGCCTCCCATCATAGGTGTAATAGGAACATTTTGATGCCCTGCACTTTGTAGGGCGTCTCCTAATAAACTATGATTTGGATCTCCCATCCCTCTCCTACTTGAGTAGAAATTCACCGGCTTAAGAAATATCAGCGCGTAGCCAAGTAGCACATGGAGATCCTACAGCCCCTTCCGTCCCCGCCCGTTTTTCGTCCTGATTCGGGGGAATCAGGTACTCGTAAGAAGAAGATTCACTGCAAGCAGGAACTTATTGTCAATAGTCTACAAAAGTTCTATACCGGTCGCACCGATATGAAGGAGGTGCTGCCGATGCTAAAGGGCACCTCGGACCTCTCTCTACGCCTTGTAGACTGGTTTGTGACCAACTATTCCAAGCGTCACAATACAGTCTATATTCTGGATGGCCAGGAGTTCCTCGTCTACACGAACTACAAGTCGCAACTCAAGGCGTACTCCAAGAAACTCTTTGACCCCTTCTGTCGTCGGGAACGAATCCTGTTTCAGATTCCTGGAGAGGAGCCATTCTTAACAACAGTTGGTAAACTGAACTTCTTTCGGTGGGCCATTGAGAAGAATGTTCTGACCTATTTGAGTCTCCATGCCCCGACCATTGAGGCCGACATGAATAAGGCCATGAAGGAGCAGAATAAGGTGCGTAATTCAACGGCAAACTCTACAGATTCCACTATCACTACAGTGACAACGGCCACTACATCGACCACTTCATCTGCGCGGTCCACTCGGCGCCGTCAGACGGAGAAGGAGCCGCCGGCTGCAAAGCAGATGCAGAAACATTTAATGGCGATTGAGCTGCGATTTGACTAGCCGCAGGCGTTGACTGACTTAGTCATTGTACTTTCGATATGTCTTCTCCATCGTATTCAGACGAGGTCGGAGGTCTTCATAGGAGTTAAGAGTATCAAGTGAATTTTTGGCGACATAGTCTGGTTCAACATATCGTGTTGTATAGGTGCGATTCAGAAGCCGCTTTGATTCCAAAAGTCCCCTATCCACTTTATCTTCATAGACCGTTGCACGAAGTTCACGCGCCACATTAAATGGGTCCGTTACAACATCAAACCGATCAAAATACGGATTTTGGCCGAGTTGATCAGATCCCCCGCTGCTACCTCCATTCCCCGCAACATATTGCTGATTCTGCAGATAATTTCGGTCAGTTGTGCGTGTATTAATAGGATTCATATCCATAAATGTATAGGCACCGCGCCTGTGAAGAGCAAATCCCCGTTCAGTTGACTTATCTTTCCATGACTGCGCCATTTTTAAATCTTGGTCAACACCGCCAATGCCGAGTGAATAGCGATACGCCATAGCATTTTGTGCAGCCGCATCATTTCCATTCGCAGCACCCAAATTCTCGGCAAGAGACTTATTTAACCATTTATTTCTCTCTTTAATTTCAGCGTTGCTTATATCAGGGCGGTCATTTTGAAGTTGCGGTCCATCCGTCTGCCATTGTTCTACATGAAGACTGTTAATCTGGTCAAGCGCACTGACTTCGCGGCGACTTCGGAGACTCATTTGTGGTAGGGGGATTATAGGCATACGTAGTTGGGCTGGTGTGAGTTCAATTGACTCCATCTTAAGAACCCTTTACTACTACAAGTAGATGTTTGTTGTCCCCTTTTATACGAAATCACAGCTACCGAGCCTCATTAAATGGTCACTTGTTCCGATAACACTCTTTTTAGACAATCGCGGCAAACAGATATGTGAAACGGATGAGCCTGACCAGTGGCTGACTGAAAATGAGTTTGCCGTGAAGTCAAAGTGGCGTGAAGGAAAGATTCTCTATGTAGAAGTTGACCTTTCTCAAATGAATCTAAAAAACTTCTACAGTTTCGAGGAGGTGACGCGTACTCAGCAGAAGGGCACGGAGGAGTGCTGGCGCACTTTTTATCTGCTAAAGGCCGGCCAGGGTGAAACTCCCTCGAGTACAAATCAATGGAATGATTGTATTGACGAAGTCTTTGTAGAGCCACTGGCCACCATTCAGAAACGGTGTGTGCCTTAAGGCGAGACGCATAGTAGTAATAGAATGAATTCGAATCGCTCAAAAACTCAGAAGCGCTCTGGTGCTACAGATTTGAGCGGCTCGACCTTTGCCGCAAATCTACATGCGAGCACGAATACATTCGTGAATTTCCTGAACCAGGAGGCGGATGATGCATACAAGCGCCCGTGGCATCGTCTTGAGCGCGGTCTTCGTCTAAATCGTCTACGCAAGTTTGTCGACGAGGAGGCCGTGCGCCTTACCCTGACAGCCGTCGAAAAGACCGCTCTGGATGCGCAGATTATGAAGGCGAATGAAAAGAAGCTGCTCAATAGCAAGAATGCTGTTATTTACGACCAGGATGAGCAGAAGATCAAGGAGATTAAGGGTCTTGTTATGCACCGCGGAGCCGATGGAAAAGTGATGTTTCAGGTTCTTGAAAAACGAAATGCAGTGACGTTTCGTAGGAAGGCTACTACGCCACCTACAGAAGCTAAGGAGGAGGCGACGGTCTAAGAATAGCCAGCCTATAAATTTTAACGAGAATCACGCTCAAACAATGGAACAATATACAACCATGTTTGAATGTACAGGACAGTTTCTGAATGCAATCGAAGAGGTTCAACCTCCTCCATTGCATCCGACGCTTGGAGATACATGGTGGACCACTATGGAGCGGGAACTTGCAGCACTCATGAAGGAGAGCGAAGTGAGTGCTACCTTTACCGAGCAGACCTATGAGGTTTTCGATTGTTTTAAAATTGGATATAAGTGTCTTTCAAATGCTCTTGTAAAGGTTGAATTTGATAGGCTGGCTCGGATTCAGGACCTGCAGGCAAAGCCGCAGAGCGTACAGCGATCAGACGAATGGTATCGTGAAGCGATGAGCCTTCTCACGGCAAGTGAACTCTATAATCTCTTCGGGTCTCCAAGGGCTCGCGGACAGCTAGTGATGTGTAAGGTGCCTCGTGAGACTCTAAGTCCAGCGCCTGCACCAAAGAAGTCGTGTATGACGGCGGAAATGACACCCTTTGATTGGGGTACTCGATTTGAACCAGTGGCGAAGCAGATTCTTGAAGCAAAGTGGGGAGCGACGATTGTGGACCTCGGTCGCCTCAGACATCCTACAATTGCATCACTCGCCGCGTCACCCGATGGTCTTATCACTGCAACTGATACGAAGCATCAGGCCCTGCTTGGAAATCTAGTGGAGATTAAGTGCCCCTCTTCACGAGTTGTCGGTGGTGGAGTTCCACCGAATTACTGGTATCAGATGCAGCTGCAAATGGAGGTTGCGGAAGTGCCTGTCTGTCAGTATTGTGAATTCACTTTCAAATCCGCGACGGCACGCGGGTGGATGGAGGAGGCACCACTGAATGCAACAGAGGGTCTGATTTATCTTCTACAGAATCATGACACTCTTGAGACAAAGTATGTGTATGGGCCTATTGGTGATATGAAATGGAACCCACAGCCTGAAGCGCCGTGGCATGTTCTGGAGCGTATTCCGTGGTTTCTAGAGAAGTCGTGGATTCATCCTGTATATCGTGATACAGCATGGTTCCAATCGGTTATTCCTCTACTGGATGATTTCTGGCGTGATGTGGAGAAGGCAAAGCGTGGTGAATTTGCCCTACCTGAATCATCTGTAAAGCGTAAGTCAACCGCGTGTGCGATTACTGATTAGAGCATACTCGGCTTGTAAAAGTTATTTACGAGTTCGTGTGTCGGAGCCGAGCATGAATCGGGATTTTTGCGGCGATAGTTATTTGTCAACTGGCTGTAATTTCTAGTGAGTTGTATCCGATTTGCAAAATCACTCTCGTAGCACGCCTGTGCATTGAACGCTGTATTTGGCTGGTCATCCACGGCCGCATCTTCTAGAACACCTTGGAGTAGATGATACGGAATACGCGGATTTAGCATTGAATCGGCAGGCCCAGTGACATAGTTAATTGGCTTATCCCCTACAGACGCAGGGCGCATATCCTGGAATCCACTTACTTGCGCAGGTCGTTTATACTTAATGATATAGAAAAAAAGACCAAGCACAATTGCGCTAAGGATAAATACAATATCTCTTTTCATTCTCCCTCTCTACTAAGGCATAGCATACTTGAGAGTATAGGCGCGAGCCTTTTCATCAAACTCCTGCCGATTGGTCTTGTAAATATGAGCAATTTCCGGTACGAGGGGATCATTTGGATTTGCATCTGTGAGCAGGCTCAGGATACTGAGAAGAACCTTGCCAACTGTAAGCGCAGGCGACCACTGATTCTTCAGAATGTCAAGACAGATGCCACCCGCAGAATTGATATTGGGATGATAAATCTTCGTAAGAAAGGTTACGACCGGGGGCTTGAAGGGATAGTCTACAGGGAATTGGATTTGCATCTTGAAATAACCTCCGGCATATGGACTATCGGCCGGGCCAAAGATAGCACCACTCCATTTGAAGAGATCATCGCCTGTGGGTCCAGCACTGCAATTAGCGGGTGGGTCCTTCGTGAGATCGTCAATTTCTTTCTTGATACGGCGGAGGGCCATGACTGTATGTACTTTTGCTTACAAATAAAAGGCGTATCAAATTTTTCAGTCCCTTAGTAGAAACCATGAACTTCCTGAACCTTCTTGCCGAATTTCTCGGAACCTTTCTTCTCTTAATAAGCATTCTGGCCACGGGCAATGCGCTGGTCATTGGTCTGACGCTCGCCCTCATCATCTTCTGCATCGGCGCCCTCAGCGGCGGCCACGTGAATCCCGCGGTCTCTCTCGCAATGTTCGTGAATGGTGCGCTCTCTGCGAGTGACCTGGCTGGCTATGTTGTCTCCCAGTGCCTGGGTGGTGCGGCGGCGGTCTATGTGTTCAGAGCCCTTGCATAGGGCTCTTAGTTAGCCAACTCCGTTGGCGTCCCGTGCGCTTGCTTAAAGTAAACCATAGAAGACACTTCGGGCAAGTCCCACCCTCTGAATAGCTCAGTTGGTAGAGCGGGGGATTGTAGTGTGAATTCACTCAGCAATGGATCTCCCCAAGTCATTGGTTCGATTCCGATTTCAGAGATTTTTTGAATAAGAGATTCTTCTTCAAAAAGTGTCTACTAAATATTCACCGGCAACGCACAACTGCAACGACTGCCGCGGCACATAAAAGTCCTGCCATAACCCAAGCCTCCGTATCAAGTCCACTTGAAAACCCCTCGTTTCCAGCAGACTTTGTACAATCTCCTCCAGAATGAGCCTTCACTTCCGTGCCGTCAGGGCAGAAATCCTTCGCAGCAGCATTAAATTCCGATTGAGTCAAAAAAATCGGTGAACCACCCGAATCAACATCCTGAACCCATTGAGTCTGCATAGGCTGACCACTGCTTCGATCAATGGGTCCAACAATCCACGGTGTTCCATCGGATGCACTCGTTGCACCTTTGGTGTCTCCTACTGGCTTTGTCACTTTTCGGCATTTCGGATATCCTGAGCCGAGAATCGCATTCATCACTGGCACCGGATTCAAGGCATCCTCTGCATCCTCCATCATTCCTGGAGCCAAGCCACGAAGTCCAGGAAGTCCCGCAGAGGCCAGTCCAGCCTTCACTTTCGGTCCAAGAGCCTCGCCTGTTGGAATACCATTCACATAGTACCACATATCTGCGCCATTATCACACTGAAGCCCAGTCTTAATAAAGTAATTTACACCGAGAGGCCTCAGTGCACTCAGTCCATTTGTTAGACTGCTGCTGCTCTGACCGAATCCAATCATGTCTACATAAAATGCAGCGCCCTTCACGGCTCCGATCACATCATCCATATTGTTGCCACGATGAACGCCCGCCGCTCCAGGAAGTGGCAGTTCATCTGCAAAATCATATTTGGGCCCAGTAAACCCGGGTGTATTTGTATTGACTTCTGCTGTGGGGAGAACTGACATCCCTCCTCTGCTATTCTACAAGTAAAAGAATGCCAATGCCGAAGATACAGCATGAGATTCCAACGAGTTTCAAATAGGTGAGCTTTTCTTCAAAAAAGAAATATCCGATTGAAAACATTAAAAATGTACTGAAGACATTCCAGATAAAATTCACCATACCAACACCCTCCCATTCAAGCGCCTTTGAAAGCAAGGGTACAACGGCACAAGCAAAAATAATTGCAGAGTAAATAACATTCCACTTTCCTCCAATACGCAGCAGAGTGAGTGCGCCTGCTTCGACTACGCTGGAAAGCATAATCCACGGCATGGCGCTTAAAAGGGCGGTGTCCAGTGGTATCATTAAATTTGATTGCGTTTTTCTTTCTGAAATTTAATCTTAAGAACACTCCAAATGGATTCACTCTTTCCAGGTCGAGTTCACCACAAGCCAGTTCCAGAGTTTGCCTGGAATTGGTCTGAGGAAGAAACCTCTAGCAAACCTACAAAATCAACCTGCGCATGCGCCACATCTGAAGACACAATTATTCATGAAGATCTAAATGTATGTACCCTTTGTGGTGATGTTAAAAACAGAAGTATCGAGTCAGGCGCTGAGTATCGCTTCTTCGGGCACGATGACCGAAGCAGCAACGATCCGTGTCGTGTAGGAGCACCGACCGATTTCCGTTTTCCATCTTCATCACTAGGAACCATTATTCTTACAAAGAGTTCAGGCGGACCGAGCACGGCCCGCGCAGCCATGGCTCGTATCCGTCGCTATCACACCTGGAATATGCTGCCCTACAGAGAGCGTGCACTTCTCCAGGTCTATGAAATGCTTGCACTCGCTGCGACCAATCACGGGCTTGACCAGAGTGTCATTGACAATGCGAAGGACCTCTACGTCCAACTCGTTGAACATTGTGATAAACGCGGTCTTTCACGCACAAGTGTCATTGCGAGTTGTATGTATGCATCACTAAAGAAGGTAGGACAACCCCGAAAACCCAAGGAGGTCGCAGATATGTTTCATCTGACTACGGGCCAATTCACCAAGTCATTCAAGTATTTTCAGGAGGTCCTAGCCATTGCTCAGCAGCGTGGTCTTATTCAACAGACTTCAACACCCTCTAATTTGGAAAGCACCCGGGCTCGGGACTATATTCACTACCCGCTCAGTCAACTCGCAATTCCTCGTAATAAGTTTGAGGAGATCTCAACCATTGCAACGACACTCTGCGACTACATTGAAGATAATGAACTCAGTCCTGAGAATATGCCGCCGTCACTCGGTGCTGGTGTCATCGGGTTTCTCCTTCAGCGCCGTGGCCTCACAGAGGTGAGTTATGAACGCATTGCATCTGTCTGTGGAGTGAGCGAAGGTACACTACAGAAGTGTCTACGCCGCCTTGAAACCCATAAGAAGCGTCTTGAAACTTTAATTCCAAAGACAGTCTAGAATGGGAGCGGGTCAATCAATCCCAGCGGGAATGCCTTCTAGGGAGGCACTAAAAAGTAAAACAGCACCAACACAGGACGTTATAAATGGTGTTTTTATCTGGATGTTGAACAACACGGATATTCAGGACCTTCTCAAACTTGCCGACCAACGCAGATGCAAGGATTATATTTTCTTTACAAAGCGTGCCCTTGAAAAGTTCTTTTTTGAACTGCAATTGGAACCGAAACTGGGAAATCAAGATGTTCTCTATTTTGATTCAGTAAAACGACTCACTTTCTCGGATGAAGAGTCTATTAAGGGTCGCACTGGTCTGAAGACCTATCGCGATAGTCTCTGTCTCCAACTCGCCTTCTTCTATGTGCGTATCATACAGATTTTCGGCGCCCTCGCGCTCACTGTAATTGACTCTCTTCCCGATGCTGAAGCACAGGCAGGAGATTTTCGTGCGACCATTCAGGCGAACCCGCTGGGTCGTCGTGCTCCGCCGCCTGGATTTATTGGCGGCCAACAAGGTGGCGTGGCCACAGAAGAAGACCGCTCAGAACTCGGTGATTTTTACACGGTTGCGAAGAATTATTTTACGGGCATTCCCGCCACAAATCTCTATGTAATTTCATCAAGAACCTCTGCAGCAATTCCTCGTGATCCGTCAACTACGGTTGGTACCCTGCTCTTTGACCCAAATAAGAATAAAAATGTACTCTATCGTCCTCGTGCAGACATTTTAGTGGAGGCGAGTGTCTCCATAGAGAGCCTTCGCGAAGGTGATTCCTACACACTTCGCATCGATGATATAACGGTGAATGGAACTCGCAAGGATACAAGCTATACTCTTGGCTTTAGAATATCGCGAGGAGGAGACTATGCCTACAATAACACAAATTTTTCAACTGCACTTGCGACCGTCATGGGAAATGCTGCGCGTGGTGTACAAGCGTATGCACGCCCCGAAGATCTGCGTCGCCGTACAGAAGGTTCTTCAGATAACGCAGGTGTTGTACAGGGCCTCTCCTACACAGGCATTTTCAAGTATCTCAAGGAGAAGCCGAAGGCGTATTGCGTGGCCCGCGCCATTCAACTGCTGAGCCCTACTCTGATTGATTCAATGCGGAAGGATACGCCCCTTAAAAGCAGTGTCTGCTTCTATTCACCGATGCCTGGAATTCCTGATTCAGTGCCCAATTATGGACAAGTGATTACGAAACACTCTCCAGGACTCCGTGCCCTCAATCAACTCTTCTTTGACATGGTCCAGGGAAATTTGCCTAAAATTAGCGAAGAGGTAAAACCGAAATACAAGAAATTTACGGAACTCATGCAGGTGATTTTCGCCCCTCCTCCACCCTCTCGTGATGCACCGGATCAATTAGATAAAGTGCTCAGCAAACCGTTTTACCAATGCGAAACTCCTGAAGTGAAGGACAAGGAGATATTTGTAAAAAATGCGGAGGCGATTCGTAAGGTGCGACAGAGTATTGCCACCCTCTTATCCTATCAAATCAAACACACTGCGGCGGTCATGCAGTTTCTCCCGAAACTCTTTCTTCTTGATAAAGCGGGACAAATCAAGGGCATTCAGCCGAGTGTCATGAAGGGTGGAATTCCGCGCGTGAACCAATTAGCCGATGAGGCGCGTAACATGCTTTCTGAGTACTACAAGTTCTGCGAGGGCACCTATCGTCTTGGGGCGCTTGAGGTACTCAAGGCGCCTGGAAATGTTGCGATGCCGCGGCCTAGAACTTCTTAAAACCAGAACCAAGGTCGTACACTAAAAAATCGCCGAGGATTCAGATTGTAGATATAATAATAATACGATGCATCTAACTTCCACTCCTCTTTAATATGTGGAAATGTGCTGTCTATAAGCAGTATCTTATAGCCAGTACAATCAAGAATTGTCTCCATTGCAAACACGGTCTCTTCTTTTGTAGGGGTACCAACCGACCAATAGGAGAGCACTTCGCCCATTCGTTGATCTGTGCCCTTTTCTACAGAAAATGTATCTGTAATTGTCAGATAAAAATCGTATTTTTCTGCAGTGTATTTAAAAAGTTTTGTATCACCTGAATTCTGATTCATATAGGTTGCAATTGTAAACGGCGTATATTGTTCTTCAATCACTTTCTTCTGTAACCAATTGTCTCCAATTTTCACCTCTTCAACGGATTGATTTTGACCCGGTTTTTTGACATAGCGTACACTATACTGCCCAGACCATAAAGGAGGTAGAGTTCGCAACGGAGTCACCTCCTTTTGAAAGAAATGGATAAGTCGTCCATGTGTGCTTGTAATATGACGAATAAAGCGTAGCATTGTCGAACCGAGGCCTGATTTCTGTAGAGATGGCACTACACAAAAGAAATCAATAAATCCGGTGTTTCTAGCCGATGAAGAACGCATTTTCTTGCCATTGCGCTCAAATAGACGACACTCTCCGAGAGGGCGACTCGCACAACAGCCCAGAATCTCCCCTTTGTCTCCCATTGAATAGATAATAATCCATCCTGCGGATATTCCACGACGAATACGCTCAGCTGTGAGTACGCATTCACTACGCGCAGTTATTTTAAAATGTTCTCGCAAAAATGCAGCAATCTTTTCAGATTCCCGCTCACTCGCTTGACGCAGAGTGTGCGAATAGGCTCCAGTAGGACATGGTACTTGTCCTCTTACTAAAGGAAATGCGTGTGTTGTACCCTTACAGAGAATTGTTGACCAGAAAAAGTCGGACCAGGTGGGACCTGGACTTTGCCCCCAAAAGGACATCCTACTGAAAGAATATAGATATCCTCTAAGTAGAATGGAGACCGATGCTTCAGGAAATGATGTACTGACAAGTTGGCCTGGTGGTGTAGGTACGCTGGCTAAGATTCCGACAGGACCAGTTGCGGTTCGTGGTGGTCGTCGCACTCGCCGTAATCGCAAGAATCGTAAGCAGACCCGTAAGAATCGCAAGGCGTCGCGTAAGAATCGTAAGTGCGGTTGGTAAAAATTGAGTCATTCGCTGAAATGTTTTACAGTATAACTCTAAAACATGTCAGAGAACCAACCAAAGCCAATTCGATGTGCATTCCCCGCCTGTAAGAAGAAGGTCGGTCTTCTTGGATTTGCCTGTAAGTGTGAAAAGACTTACTGCTCCGGTCATCGTCAGGCAGAGATGCACCTCTGTACCTTTGATTATCTGGCCGAATCGAAGACGAATCTACTAAAGTATATGAGTACAGCCATTACTGCACCGAAGATTGAGGCACTATGATAATTGCTCGCGTAGATACAAGACAAGTAGACTCGGTGACCATTTGCCCATCATTTTTGTTCTCCGAGGGTCATACCAGGCCAACGCATCCTTTTCACGCACATCCTTGCGCATCCGTGCAAACGCTTTCGGATGCTCATTGAGCCACTCAAATTCGCCTAGAGCATTATTAATCTCAGCAGGTGTTACTGTTCCACGGAAACAGTGATATTGAAAATAGGTGTTCGGCGGATAGTCCTTCTCCTGGGCCTGTAAAACGAGCCCCGTATACTGTAAATTATCAATCTTCTTGATTTTTGCCTCTTCTTCCACTTCACGACTTACATTTTCGGTAAGAATATCTAAAATACTCCATGTGGGATGAGAGAGACCATCCTTTCCCTCCATTTGCCCCTTCGGAGGTTCCCAGACAGCTCCATTCGGCCGAGCCTGATAGCGTTTCACTACAAGAAACCGCTTGGGATCAGGATTTCCCTCCTCATGGAGAAAAGTACAGGCACGAAGAAACACCTTCCAACCCTCCGTAGGGTGTTCAACATAGAAATACCGTTTATGAGGAGCAAAGGCTAGACGCTCGGCACCGCGTCGGAGACCTGGTTGGTGGACGTCAAAAATTGTATTCATGCGTCTCTATTCATTACGGATGCTTAAAAATCAGCAGGTACGCATATTCAAATCCTATTGTTGTCAGGTCAACATACGACTTGTATTCCCACCCAACCACCTTTGCAATCTTTACAATCTCTTCAATGGCCGGCATCACAAATACGTGTTTTTGCCTGCGAACGGAGCCGTCCTTAAAACGAAAGGTCTCGCGGAACTCAGCTACAGGGTCAATAAGGTCAAACTTGCCCTCGTACTCGAACTTATCAAAGGTGACTTTGCTCTGAGTGACTCTCTCCTTTGAATACTTCTGAAGACTGAATCCGGTCCACGGCGCGGATGAATCCAACATAGGGTCGAACTTGTACTTGTTCACCACTTCAACCGCAATCGTTCCTCCAGGAGCTACCCACACAAAGAGATTACGGAAAAGTGCCTCAATGTCATGAATATAGTAAGTAACAAAGTAAAAGACAATCGCATTTGTCACTTCACCAGGAGCCAGAGCACTCGGATTGAGAAGATCAGATTGACGATATTCAATGACATCTTTCTGGGCCTGTGTCAGCGTCGATTGTTCAAGTGTAATCGTCTTCGCACGGTGAAGCATCGCGGGGCTCATATCCACCGCAATAACCTTTGCGGGATTCATCTTGGCCATGGCCGCGGTGACAATTCCTGTTCCACAGCCGGCATCTAAGATTCGCATATCGGTGATTTTATTGCCTCCTGCTGAAAATGCATGAAGTGCGAGACCAAGTTCGGCCTGTAGACGATTTGAACCCTGGGCGAGTTGGTCGTAGACTTTGCTGTAAAAATCGTCAAAAAGTTCCGGTGGCTCGAGCCACTTCACTTCAGATTCCGTGGCCATTGTCGCCTTTGTATCTTCGAAGCCTTCAATCGACCCTCCAGAGCTCCAAGGCATAATTTGATTACGGCTTATCCAGACATGAACTAAATAATGAACTAAAAGCAATCCAAAAACAATTAAAAAGAGAATTGTTGTTGGGTCCATCCTACCTATTTCTTTAGTGTCTTTTTGTTCGTACCACGCAACCGCTTACGACATGTAATGGCCCTCTTTGATTTTGCACATCCACTCCGATGATCTGCAAGTGTACGACACAAGTCAGCGAATCGTGTACGATTCTGTAATTCAAGTTCAGACTCCATTGTACACCGTAGGCGCCAGAGTGCCTTTAAAAGTGCCCAGCGATTTCCCGTATGTGCGCGCAGTCCCACTTTGCCGGCTTCCTTTTCCCAAAGACTCCGCCATTCAGGATATGGCAACGAGCCTCCAATCGCAGCCCAAAACCGGCGATAATACGGGACTCGCTCCTCAGGCCGCAGGAGATTCCATTCATTCAGGTCCTCATCTGTCATACCGGGACTTCGCGGTGGTGCATCAGGTAATGGTGTTGTTTTGCGTGATTCTTTACAGAGTGGATGATTTTCGGCAATACTAAATAAAAAGGTCCACCCTGGAAAATGTGTCCGTGTACATCCACTTGCAAGTGAATCCATATAATAGGTCTTTACTGATTCAAAGCTCGGATCATCGCCCACATCTTGACCCTGTTTACGGAGTTTATCATTTACGGCATTATGAATTCTCCAGAGCCATCGTGAAAAGGCTTCACGGGTACTCAAATCAATTGGATCACTCTTCAAATATGTTGTTAAACTTGCACGGCAGAATTTACAAGGTAGAACAAATGGCAACATTTCAAAGAGTTCTGTAACTGGCTTTTTCTGAGTGGGTTCATATGCAAATGTAATTTGATGGAGATATTCCCATCCTGATGGACCCCAGAATCGTGTATCCATCCCCCTACTTTTATCTTATAAAAGAGAAGTAGGATGCTGGGATTGCTTTTTATTATCGTGCACTTAGTCTGTATTCACGGAACCATTCTGATGCTGACATTCAGTACAAGCCTTATTGTAGTTGGCCTGATGACTTTTTTTACATTTATTGTGTTTATTCAGTGCCTCCTCTTCAATGGATGTATCTTAACTCATCATGAAAGTGTACTGCCTGGAATTAATCAAAAAATGACCGAATTTGTAAAGAGTCGTCTAGGTGTTAAATCGGATATACCAAATGGAGCTTTGGAGAAAGTGTTTGTAGGAGTTACCCTCTTTTTCTTCCTAGTGAAGTTAACGGCACTCTCCTTTGGTTGGGTTCCCGTTCAGAAGAGAATTGACGGGCTTTTTCCTGCCATTTAGTGGGTGCCACAGAGTAGAATGGAGAGAGACTTTCTACAAGCCTATGGGCCATTTCTAGCTGTTACAATAACTCTCTTTACCTATCTAGGTGTACCCGAATACGGTTGGCCCATCGCCTTTCTACAAACACTCTTCTTGCTCTTCTGGTCCTATGCTGGACATGCATGGTGTCATATGCCAGAGATGCCAATTTACTTGATAAATCCTCATGTACAACTTCATCACAATCATGCAATCGACTTGCCTCGTTGGTTAGCCCTCATACTTGAAGCGATAGTCAACTTTTTCGGATTTGCTATTTTGCTAGTTGCGGAATGGCTTCTAGGAGTGAAGGTGCTGAGTACATGGATTGTCTTGGCCGCTGCCTTTTTATATATCTGCATTCATATTCTTGACTACAGCATTTGGCCGAATGCTGAGCATCAATTACATCACGCCCAGGCCACATGTAGTTATAGCCCACAGTTCATGGATGTTATCTTCAATACACGATGTGATCCGACGCTGCCGTATGATGATTTCAACTTGAAGATTCCACATGCTATCGCCAGTTTTGCTCTCGCATTCGCACTTCGTGAAAATGAGACAACATCTACATTTATTAATAGTCTTACGCCATCCCAAACCCACTGATTCCGAGAGGAGCCAGGTAGGGGCGTACAGAGGAAGCAGGTGTCTCCTCCGCTCTGCATTTGACTGTCGTCGGCGGGCAGACGGGACGCGGGCACGGCGCAGGCGGCGGGCACTTGGTCGGCGCAGGGCACTGGACATCGGGGCAACGAGGACGCGGGCACGGCGGGCACTCACCACACTGCTTCGAGCAGGCACTGCTATCAATGATGACCGGCTGCGGCTTCGGGATACTGCTCTTAAGCACATACTTACTTAAATCAGGGACTGGAGGACACTCTGACTTAAGCATATAGTTGGTCATATCGGGGCACTGCTGGCACGGAGGCACAGTCGCCTTAAGAACATACTTGCTCATGTCGGGCTGAACACACGGGGGGCACTGCTGACCCGCCTGGCAGCCGCACGGACTACGCCCGCAGCGACTACAGCCACCGCTAAATCCTTCACTCTGCATCTTTTTGAAACCGGCACCCATGAAGACACCCAGCAGAAGGGTGACTAATAAGATGAGTCCTGCACTTTGTGTGGTATTCATTCCTTTCCTACCTAAGAAGGGGTTTTATTGCTTCCAGCCAGGCCAGTCAACGGGAGGACAGCCGCATGTTTCGGGAAGTCCTTCATCCAGTGTTGTCTTCAGACGATTGCAGACCATCTTTGCATATCCGCGCCAGGAGAAATCCTGGCCGACCTTGGAGACATTGGCGAGACACCCAAAATCGGCGGGGTCAAGGCCGCGGAGACGCACAGATTCGCAGATCTGTGAAGAGCGGTCCTTCCAATTAAACTGCTGTGTCGGCGGTTCAGGTAGAGTTGGACGAACACCGGAAGTCTCTCCTTTTTGTATTTGTGCTATGGCCTGGTCAAAGGCTCCGCGTGTCGAAGGAGGCATCTGAAGTTGAGGAGAGCCGAGTTGAAACTGTTGCGTCGCAACATTTGTCGTGGCATTCAAGGCTGAACCATCCGCGGGGGAATACTTCATATTGATGTCCCACGACAGACCCTTTCCGTAGTTTTGCAGTAAAATATTTGCGAGAGCCGCTCCTGAAATGTCTCCACCCACATATGCAGGGAAGAGGTTTGACATTGAAGTCGGAGCCTGGATTGAGTTCAAGAACTGTGTTACAGGGCTCGAGGGGTTCGAAATCTGCGGGAGAAAATTCTTGAGATTCTCCTTTGTAATCGGAACATCTGCGGGTTGAAGAGTATTATTTTGGAGTTGCGTGATGTAATTTCCAATCTGCTGTTGAATCTTGACTAAGATATTTACACGGGCCTGAAAACTCGGATCGGTTGTTCCACTCGCCTGAAGGCGAGCAATCTCTACGCTGATTTTTGTATTGGTATCCTTAAGATCATCAAGTGTCGCCTTGGGTGATGCCGTTGAATCTTCAAATCCCTCAATGGTGCCTGAGTTCATCGCCCGCGCCTTCTTTTGCAGATATGTGAGGTTCACGCGGATTTCATGAACATCTTCTACAGTGAGCGTGGTGTCAATGCCAGGATTGCGATTGAGGAATGCAACTTCATCTTCAAGGCGCTGGAGGTCACCGCGGAATGTATTCAGAGGCAGACTAATTGCGGGGTCTGAAGTATCCTCAAGCTTCTCGAGTTCAAAGGCCTTGAATCCGTGCATATCCTGGAGAAGTGAATAGAGGATTACATACTTTGATTTATCGAGAGCAGGGTCCTGGAAGGGGCGTGATGTAACATCTGATGTCTGTCCAATAGGCGCCGATAAAATCTGCGTTGAAGGCTCCGTGTAGGGCATCGCCTTCGCTCCAGCATTAATCGGCTGTGCTGGAGGACCGGGTGTAGGGATTACAAGGGGTTGAAAACCCTCCTTTGTTGGCATTGTCTGTGAGGCAACCACAACAAATATAGCAAGTACTAAAACGAGTCCAAAAAAGAGAAGACCGTTTCCCATCTACCACATTTAAGTATTATTTTAGAGGCTACATGCGTAGCAAGGAATGGAGTCCTTGCGGATATATTCCTGGTTATATTGTATGTTGTTTTGCGCAGTGCTGAAGTCAGTACCCTGTTGCAGAGACGGTGAGCAACTTGTGTCTGCCTCTGTTGTAGCGGTGGCAGCGGGAGCAGGTGCCGCCGTCGCCTTGGCCTCAATTGCCTTATTAATGTCATCGAGGAGCATCGGGCGGAACTGATTATAGAAATCCTGGCCGGCAGTCGTTGAAGTTGCAGGATTATTTGAAGGAGTGGCTGCTGTAGGAGGCGCACTTGTTCCAGTGGCCGTGCTGCCAAAGAGAGCAATCAAATCGGCAAGAGTTAAATTAATTAGTCCAGAACTAGCTGTAGGCACTGCATTTCCAGATGCATCCACCGAATTTCCTGAAGCATCTTGTGTAGTTGTTGTAGTTGTTGTAGGGGGGAGGACTGTTGTTGTTCCTGGTGTTGTTGTCCCTGGTGTTGTTGTTGTCGTTCCAGGTGTTCCAAAGGTCGGTGTGGTTCCAGAAAACCCTCCCCATATATTTCCTAACTGTGAATTAATACTAGTTGTATCGACGCTAGGATTTCCAAGATAGGAGCCAGTATATCCGCCAATACTAAGACCACCTGTTCCACGATGACCTACTCCATTAGGATTAACACTTGGTGTATTTGAAACTAAATTAAAATTCGTCCAGACACCAGAACCATTGAATGCCCACCCCTTACAGGCAGCGGGAACTGAGCCGCAGATACCACCATTCGGATCCGTTATAACACCTGTTATATCGACTTTGTATCCACATGTAGACGGAACAGCCGTTCCTTGTGGATTTAATACAGCCCCAGTCGTACAATTTACGGAATAGGTGCCTGTCATACGCGTGCATAAAGCAGTTGTATTTTCACACATTCCTGCTCCTCCGCGAAAAGTCCATCCTGTGGGGCATATGGGGGGAGAGCCATCACTACAAAGATTTGTTGCAGGATTAAATGTTTTTCCAGTAGGACATGTTGGAGCCTGTATTGTAGAACCATCAAAGCCTTCGACTCGCCGAAGTTGTATAAAGATAACTGCTAAAAGTAATAGCAGTGGAATCAGTATCTTCCACATCTATCTACAGTAGGCAAAATTTGACGGTGGTTATTAACTACTAATCAAGTACAATGCTAAAAACACGCTTTACGAATGACTCAAAGATTGAAGCAGGTGTAGATGAGGTTGGCCGAGGATGTCTTTGGGGTCCACTTGTTTCGGGAGCCGTAGTGTGGCTTCCTGAAGAGGAATGGACAGAGGAGATTCGTGAACTGACTCCGCAAATTAAGGATAGCAAGAAACTCTCGGCAGCCCGCCGTACAAAACTCGCCGCACAGATTGAAGGTGCGGCACTTGATGTTGGAATTGGTCGCGTAGAGGCGACTGAGATTGACGCGATTGGTATGACCAAGGCCAATCAATTAGCGTTTGAACGAGCCGTTGGGAGTCTCACGGTTGAACCTGAGCGACTTCTTGTAGATGGTATTCTACCATTGAGCTCATGGACGGATGAACAGCATACAATTATTGAAGGTGATGCAGAGTATGTACCCATTGCGGCCGCATCCATTGTGGCCAAGGTCTACCGTGATACATGGGTTGAGGAGTGGTGTGCGGCCAATACGGCCACGGCAGAAACATATGGACTTGCGTCCAGCAAGGGATATGGAACGGCAAGACATCGTGGTGCGGTTGTTGACCACGGTATTTTAGATCAGCACAGACGCCTCTTTCTACGAAAGATTGTGGGCGAACATGTGTACCAGGCACCAGTAAGGACTCAGACTATCAATCAATATCTGATTCATGATGAATAAGGCATTGGTTGATTAGAAATCCGTTATTTAACGGCGTCCGCCATGGCGGTTACGGCGCGTACGGTTGCGACGGCCGCCAGGCATGTCCGCGTTATTTTCCCTGCGGTTGTTGCCACGGCGCGTACGGTTACGACGGCCGCCATGCACATTCGTGCCATTGTTGCCCCTGCGGTTGCGGCGTGTGCGGCTAACTCCATTCATTCCAGGCATTGTATATTCAGTACTCACATTTTTTATTGCCAGGCCAGGAGAATTGCCAAGTCCGTCGCCCGTTCATCAAAAAGACTCGAACCACCTACAAAATGCCCTTCATCCTCCGAATATGCCAAGAGTTTCTCAGAATCTTCACGCCCTCCTCGAGCGCGTGTAATCCATTTTACAGGTTCATAGGGCAAGACCTCCCGATCATTTTCTCCAGTTCGCAGTAATACGCGCAGGCCAGGAAGGCCTCGTTCAGGAATTCTATCAACCGGAGAAATACGAGCCAAGGTCGCCAGGTCGACAAGTTTCTCAGCCGGATGTCCAAATTCCTCATACTCCAATTGTGTTAATGGTAAATTCGGATTCGTTGTGGTTCGTAATATATCTAGATACGGTACTTCGCCGTAGACAGTTCCAAAAAGCCGTGTTCCGTACTTGGCCGCTAGGCTGCCAATCAATAGACCTCCAGCAGACCGACCGTAGACCACTGTTCTCTTAGGTGAAACACCCGTAAATGCCTGTGCATCACGAATGACATCTTCAAAGTCATTGAGTGCACATTCGCGACGCCATGTGCGAGCAGCATCAGCCCATGCCATCGTATGGTCGCCACCTCCATGAACAAGTGCAAATACAACGGTCCATCCTCGCATAATCAACGGATACCAGCGGGCCGTATTTAATTGAGTGACCATACCGTAGGCACCATATCCAGCAACTAAGAGTCCTCTAGAGATAGTGCCACGTTGAACGACAATATACGGAACACGACGCCCAGTGAATCTCCGTGAAGCCAGTGCATACGAGGGTAGGAGTGGAATCACAGGTTTCTCCTTGTCAATCTGTATTGAGATACGCCCAGTTCCAGGAACTGTAAAGAGAATAGGCTCGTCTTCAAGTAAATCATTAAACTGAATTTGACAGAGGCCACGGATAAGTAGGCGTGGCTCATGCGCTCCACATTTCCAGAGAGACCGTTCACCGTATGAGCGAGTCACAAGAAGCCCTCGTGAAACAGAAATGCTCTCAGGTGTTCCTTTGGGTAATTTCCATTTAGCTAGACTTCCGTGAGCCTGCCACCGGTCTGTTCCGCGACCGAGTGTTGCCAAATAATTACGGCCCTGACCAAGAACAAAGAAGCCCTGAATTCCAAGAGTTCGCACACCCCCTCGTTCAATCAGAAACGCCTCCTGAAGTCCAGAGTTTTCACGAACCATATATCCACCCCGCACTAGACTTAAATTCCAACGAGGATTCACCTCCTCGTAGACAATTTTGCGGTCACCACCTGTTGTAGCGTTCACGCTTACGAGCCGATAGTACCAGAGTGACTTCTTCGCTTCAAGAAAATAGCAACGCCCATGAAGCACAAGAACATGAGGACCGGCACCTTTATGAGTCCAGACCGGTTTCTCCGAGCCGTATTTCCAATAGGACACTTCATACGCCTCAGCACCTTTTCCAGAATCAACGACCTCCCAGACAGTGTTGTTATAGATAGCAATATCTCGTGCAGACCGGAGACTCGTGATATCTGTTTTCCATTGTATCGACATCTGAGTAATGAAGGTGAACTCAATCTTTCCAGACTTTGAGCTCTCTCTCTTATCGAGTGAACTCGCATAGAAAAGTTCCTTCCAGAGTTTCTCCTTTTGACTTGGACTCACTAGACTTCTACAGGCGGATTCAAATCTCTGAGTTTCACTTCGTATGACACTCTTCCAGCGCGGCCCATTCATGGTCTCCATCCACGCCAAGGGGTCGGACCATTTTAAAAATCCAATATCTCGAAGTTCAGACATCGTGCGCCTAAACGCTCTACTTGATTGTGCGATAGATGTCTGTCGAAGTTACTCTTGTTTATAATCGCTCGAACCCGTTCGGAATTGCCGAGGATTCGAAGGTGATTGAGGGACTTATTAAGGAGATGGGGGTCGATTTTGCTCCCGTGCGTCATGTAGACCGTCTTGAACCGCCTCATCCGATGGATGTCTGTATTCATCTTGAAATGCCGTGCACAACATGGATGCCGTGGGCGCGTACAAATATTCTTATGGTGAATCCTGAGTGGTGGGTACCTGCATGGGACTGTCTCCTGCCTCGTTTTGATGCGGTATATGTGAAGACGCAGGGCATCGCCAATCTTGAGAAGGCCACCTACATTCCGTGGCGACCGGCTGTGACTCCCGCGGCCTTTCCAGGCTCCCAGTCAACAAATCTTGCGGATGGTTGCCTCTGGCTTCTGGGCGGCTCAATGAACAAGCGTGCTGCGGCTGTTGCGCTGCTGCCGTATTGGACCACGGACATGCCGAAGCTTGAAGTCTATACGACGAGTCCTCTAGATGTGACCGGCCTTGCGGCCAATGTAACTGTCCATGTAAGGGAACTCGATGAGCCCACGCGTCGTCGCCTCCAGTCATTTTACCCTGTTCATCTTGCAGTGAGTCAGTCAGAAGGGTTTGGTCTCGCTGCTGCGGAGGCGGAGGCTGCAGGGGCCTATGTGATTGTCAATACAATTCCTGCCTACAAGACGGCTTTCAGTAGCAGCGCACATGTTGGTTGGATTCACACACGAACGACTCTGTCAACGATCTATACCCGTGCTGAGTTTGCTGACCTGAGTGGAGGACTCCTCACGGCCACCAACGACCTCGGCACAATCTTTGCGCATCTTCGTGGTGCTGATTTTGCTGAGATTCGTCTTGAACAGAAGCGGGCTGCGGTGGCTCGTGCAGCCAATTTCAAGAATACCATGGTACCTCTTCTGAAGCAGCTTGTTCTTGATGTGCGGGCCCTCAAGAAGGCATCCAAGCAGGCTCTTCCGCCTGTACTTCCCTTCGAGTCCTGTCCTGAAATTAGTGTTGTAACTCTGACACGGAATCGCCGTAAGTTTATCGACCTGGCCTTTCATAATATCCTGATGTGCGACTATCCGAAGGATAAGATTGAGTGGGTTATTGTGGATGATAGTGATGACCCGAATGAGAGTGTGTCCGATAAAATCAACCAGTTTGCTAACCGTGCTCCCGTTGCGCGTGTTGTCTATGTACCGCTTAACCAGACCTTTACAATTGGTGGAAAGCGGAACATCGGAGTTGAGCGTGCTACGAACAGTATTATTCTTTTCATGGATGATGATGACCACTATCCAGCGACTTCCTTCCGTCGCCGTGTCTCCTGGCTCACTCTACATCCGTGGGCTCCCAAGGCGGTTGCATGTTCCACCATTGCATGCTATGATCTTGTACGGGGTGTGAGTGCGGTGAATACACCGCCGTGGGAACTCTCACCGGCCCAGCGAATCTCGGAGGCGACGCTTGTTTTCTACAAGACATTCTGGGATGATAAGCGCTTTCCCTTTACAAATGTTTCAGAGGGTCAGGGATTCCTGGAGGGTCGCGAGGACCAACTTCTTGATATTCCGCCACAGCAGATTCTGGTCGCATTTAGCCACCAGGGAAATTCAAGCGGGCGTCGTATTCCTGTTGCGGCGGATACGAAGCCTGGTTGTTTTTGGAATTTTCCGAAGGAATATCTTGTCTGGATTCACAAGATGGCAGGAATTGAAGTGGAGGAGGAGCCGATTAAGATTCAGACTTAATAACTGTTAGTCTGAGTGTTCTACGCCTTGAGTGGCGCTTACGGCGTTTGCGTGAACCACCTACAGCCATCTGGGCCATTTGCGGCATCATAGCTGGCATTTGTGGCATCATAGCTGGCATTTGTGGCATCATAGCTGGCATTTGTGGCATCATAGCTGGCATTTGTGGCATCATAGCTGGCATTTGTGGCATCATAGCTGGTAACTGAGGCATCATAGCTGGCATTTGTGGCATCATAGCTGGTACCTGAGGCATCTCAGGCAATGTAACCTCAGGCTTCACAAACTCTGCAGCAGACTCTGTAAGAGACTTCGAAACACCTCCGCATGTCTCGTCTACATCTTCAGGTGTTGTAGGAAGATTCATTAAATCCAAGACAAGTCGCAACGGCGGATTTGCAATCATCGGCTCAATAATCTGTCGCATCTCCGTTGAGCATGCTACTTCAGGAATACGAATCATCATCTGCAAATTCTGTATATCATCAAGACTCGGCACACCCGCCTCAGAAATATGCTTCATCTTCACCTCTACACCAGCCGCCGATGCCGCCTGCTGTATTTGTGCTCCTGTCGCATCCATTTTCTGATTGAATTCAACGACAGATTGACGAATTTTATCAAAAAACTCTTCCATGGTTGCACGAAGTGCATCAGGCGCAAAGGTCGCAAACATCCAGAGTACAGAGCCGATAAGAAGTGACTTCGTTGACCTGTAGATATTCAGACTCAATTGACGCCGTAGATCAGGCGATACAAGTTCGGCAAGATTCACAAAAAAACGCCCCGCCACACTAATTCCCATTCCAGTCTTATTAAAGAGACCCATCAAACTCAACATGGCCTGCTTGAAATCTCCACGAATGGTGTCGAGAACAAATTGTAATAAGGACGTAATAAATCGAAAGGTGCTACTATCTCCAGGAAGCACAGTTAACCAGAGACGAAGCATCTCGACTGCATAGGATGCGAGAGGTAGTATCGTGCGACGCGGAATCACATACGGAATCGGTGGAATCACAGGAGGCACAGAGACAATGCCTCGAATATCAGGACCTGATTGAACTGTCTCGACAACACCGAGTGCATCTGAAATCTCCTTCCATTGAATATCATAATCGCCGAGTTTCTTCTGGAGCGCAAAGTACGCCGCATCTAGGCTGACATCCTTCGGGTCAATTTGCATTCCAGCAGGCATTGCGAAATTGGGCGTTGGAATGACCGGTGGAAACCCCGCAGGTAATGCACCGCCTTTTTGTGTACGAGCAAGGTCGTGCGATTTCAGAAACTCAGCCATTGTACCAAATGATTCTTCTACGAATTTTCCCTCAGATTCAGAAAAGAGTGGCCCATTCTTTCCCTGTAAGCTACTCGCCCATCCCTCCTGTCCATTTGAATGCCTCCAAGCATAAAAAACGGAACAGATCGCCTCAAATGTTTTATAGATATGGTCGGGAACTGAATCCGGATTTTTTTCAACTTCTTGAGCGGCCTGCTCTAATAATGCGGACAGTTGTTGTCTACTCTTTTTCTTGTCGGCCATCCTACAGTAGAATCACTTATTTCCTTAGGACGAACATGTCACGCATCCCTTCGCCTGCTCCGCTTCATACTCTTTTGCCAACTGCTCAAGGCGTGCAGCACGCAACGCCTTCTTTTCAGCCTCCGTTGGCTGTGCAATGGGACTCTCCTCCTCATCCGATGACTCATAGGCCACACTTCCGCCTTCATCTGACATCTGCTGGCTGACACCACTGCTTGAAATGGCAGCAAGCAGCCGAGGGTCAACCGTGAACTTCTGTGCGGAGACAGGTGCCTTCGTGCGCAGATAGTAGCAACCCGTCTTCAATCCCTTCTTCCAGGAATAGAAGTGCATCGAAGTCAACTTCGAATAGGTCGGGTCCGCTACAAAGAGATTCAGACTCTGCGACTGGCAGATAAAGGCTCCACGAGCCGCTGCCATATCAATGAGCGTCCTCTGCTTGAGTTCCCATGAGGTCTTGTAAATCGGCTTGATTTCATCGGGAATTTCAGCAATCTCCTGAATGGAGCCGTTCATGGCAACAATCTTCTGCTTGAGCGCCTCTGACCAGATGCCGCGCTCCATGAGCTCACGCATCAGATGCTTGTTGACAATCACGAACTCACCTGCAAGAGTGCGGCGAGTGTAGATATTCGTAGTAAACGGCTCAAAGCACTCATTGTAGCCGAGAATCTGCGATGTGCTGGCAGTAGGCATCGGTGCAATCAGAAGACTATTGCGCATTCCCTTCGCTGCACGAGCCCGCAGACCAGCCCAGTCAAGCGTACCACGCGTCTCTGTAATAGGAGTAATGCCCCAGAGGTCAGGCTGTAGACGACCCTGGCTTGCAGGCGAACCGACAAAGGTCTCATATGCACCCTGGACCGTTGCAAGGGTTGTAGACTCGTCTACCGCTGCATAATACATGTGCTCAAAGATGAGCTGATTCACCTCTTCAGCTGCCGCATCGTCCCATGCAAGCTTTAGCATGGCAAACACATCTGCAAGTCCCTGAACACCGAGACCTACGGGGCGATGACGCGCATTACTGCGTTCCGTCTCAGGCGTCGGATAATAGTTGATATCAATCACACGATTCAGATTACGAATGGCCACACGAGTCGCATTCATCAGAGCCTGGTAGTCATAGGTCGGTTTTCCGCTTACATCCTTCACTACAAAGGCCGGCAGTGCGAGTGATGCCAGATTGCAGACAGCCGTCTCCGTAGGAGATGAATACTCAATAATCTCCGTGCAGAGATTGGATGACTTAATTGTACCGAGATTCTGCTGGTTTGACTTGCGGTTGCAGGCGTCCTTGAAGAGAATATAGGGCGTACCTGTCTCCATCTGGGAGTCGAGCATGCTGAACCAGAGCTTCTGCGCCGAGACCTGCTTGCGTCCACGGCCCTCACGCTCATAGCGCAGATAGAGTTCATTGAACTTGTCGCCCCACACCTCTGCGAGTCCAGGCGCCTCATTGGGACAGAAGAGCGTCCACATGCCGTCCGCCTCGACACGCTCCATAAAGAGGTCAGGAATCCAGAGAGCATAGAAGAGGTCACGAGCACGCTCCTCCTCTGAGCCCGTGTTGAGCTTCATCTTCAGGAAGTCCTCGACATCTGCGTGCCACGGTTCCAGATAGATAGCAAAGGAGCCGTTGCGCTTGCCACCACCATTGTGAGCAATTCCTAGATGCGCAACTGTGTAATCATGAGGTCCATCAATCTCAAAATCATGGAGAATACCAGTGTAGGTTGTCTCAGTAATCTCCTGGATTCGAGAATAGATAGAATTGCCATCGCGCAGATAGAACATATACTCTCCAGTTGGTGCAGTGGGAAACATCTCCAGAATATCGGGTGTCCTGGGAACACGAAGTACAATTGTGGGTAGTTGAGTCATAATATCACTGCGCGTGGTTGAAAGATTGCCTACACGATTGCGCTCATACCCAGAACAGAGAGCACCCATGCGAAGAAGCATATACCGAATAGCCTCAATGAGAGGATATGAAGAGACTTCAATACTGAGTTCCTTTGTTCCAATACATCCGTCGGTCTCAATAATACCTCGCAGAATCTGCTTGACCTTTGATACGGGCAGATGAAGGAAATTGGGGTCTACATGCTTCTGCTTGTTCTCATTATAGAACTGAGCACGAACAAACTTAAATCCAGGAGATGCTGTTGACCACTGAATCCTCTGCGTACTATTTTCCGTGTAAATATTTGCATGTACTCCGCGATTATTTAGATACTCAATGACAAATGCGGCAGTTTCCTTCTTTGTTGTTGTATTCAAACAGACATAGGATGCTTGCGAAGAACTATGACCATCTCCAAGCATGATGCCATAGAAGCGGCAGTCCTCCTCAGTTAGAGTTTGAATATCACACTCGTAGGATGGAATCGGAAAGACTAGAAAGTCACCCTCTACAAGATCCTTTGCATCATAAAACTCAGGCTTTGCATACCCTTTATCAAGACGATTGCGTACTACATCAAAGTTAATACCCTTTGCCTGCCCCTTGAGTGCAAATACCTGATGTTCAGGTGTGCTCCTTACAGGATAGATTCCGTGCTTAAGCTGAATATCAAGCATTGGAACATTCGTGGCATCGTGACGAATGGGAAGGCGGACAGTTTCATAGGAGCCGGTGCTTGTCAGAACCTTATCTGAAATCCCAACATCTTCAATGGCCTTTGGACCCGCGAGGGTATAGACAACGGTATCGGGCGTGAAACACTGGTCAACATAGCGAGCGGTGTTATTAAAGACGCGGAGCATCGGTACAAGTCCATTTGACTGGCCATTTGTTCCACGAATGAGAGATCCACGGGCACGAACATTGTGTACATGAAGACCAATGCCACCCGCGTACTTACTAATTGCTGCACAGTCGCCGAGTGTCTTGTAGATTCCTGAAATGCTGTCATCGGCCATGGAGAGCAGAAAGCAGGAACTCAACTGCTGACGCGGCGTTCCAGCATTAAAGAGAGTCGGTGTCGCGTGGGTGAACGCCTTGGTGCTGAGCAGATCATAGGTCTCAAAGACGCGCGGAAGATCACTCGACCAGAGGGCCAGGGCAACACGCATCCAGAGATGCTGAGGACGTTCCATGATTTTCATCGTAGTGTCCTTGAGTAGATAGGAGCGCTCCAGTGTCTTGAAACCGAAGTAGTCGAAGAGATAGTCGCGGTCATACTCAATTCGTGCGTCAATTTCGGCACCGTGCGCCTTAACAATCGCAATCAGTTCATCACTGACAATCTGCGTCTTCTCACCCGTCTTCGGCATCGTCTGATTTGCCAGGGTCAGCACCACCTCAGAAAAGGAGTCCTTCGTCTGTTTGTGATGATTGCTAATAGCAATTCGTGACGAGAGGACGCCCCAGTCGGGGTGATTCGTACAGAGACTTGCGGCCACCTGTGCGGTCAATTCATCCAGTTCAGATGTATGAACACCATCAATAATCTGAGCTAGAACCTGCTGTGAAAGTACATCTGCATTCACCTGGAGACCCTTCGCGGCCTTGCGGATTCGCTGCAGAACCTTATCAAAGGAGACCTCCTCAGCAGTGCCATTGCGCTTGATGACTTTCATACTATAGGGCATTGTGATTTCTTTGACTTTCCCAGGGCGCAGGCAGCCGTTCAAATTTAGTAGTAACAAAAATAGAGTTATCATACACTTCCTTATACCGTGCCATCGGAAAGCATCTTCTTCTTCATATGCGCCATGAGCTTACCCTGTGTTAGAATGCGACTGCTGATACACATCGTCTCCAGTTCCTGTAGAAGCAACTTGTAGGCATACGGAATCTCAATCTGACTGAAGTCCGTTGTGTTACCGCATCCACGGCAGATCCAGATGCCATCCTTTGGACTTGCCACTGCAATCAGGCCGCAATCACGGCACGACCAACAGCGGAATGCATCTGAACACTCCATGAAGCGCTCCTTAGTGAACTCCGTGATGCCGTGCGCCGCAACGCAATCACGCTCCATCTCTCCAAAACGGAGACCACCTTCACGCGCCCTACCCTCTGCTGGCTGGCGAGTGAGCATGACCAGCGGACCTGATGCCCGCGAGTGCAACTTATCTACAGAGCAGTGCCTGAGTCGCTGGTAGAAGCAAGGACCGACGAAGATGCTCGTCTCCATCTGGCGACCCGTGTAGCCATTATAGAGAATCTCGTTACCATACGGCTCCATGCCGAGTTTGTCACGGAGCAGATTGGAGAGTCCCTCCAGAGTCACCGTGTTAAACGGTGTTCCATCGCCGAGTGCACCCATTTCACAGCCAATCTTACCGAGCAGCGTCTCCATGAGCTGCGCAATTGTCATACGCGAAGGAATACAGTGCGGATTGATGATAATATCAGGTACAATGCCGCTCGCCGTCTGGGGCATATCCTCCTGACGGAGAATCATTCCACAGGTGCCCTTCTGACCGTGACGGGAACTGAACTTATCTCCAATTTCAGGTGTCCTGTCCTGGCGAACACGCACCTTCGCAAAGGAGTAGCCTTCACCATTTCGGTTCTTGAAGACGCGATCCACCCAACCCGTCTCATTGTTACGCATTGTGCGTGAGACATCGCGGTACTTCTTCGTTCCAGCGGGTACCACCATGCCTGTTGGTACACGAAGAGGCACCACCTTGCCGATCAGAATGTCCTCTGTGTCCACATAGGTGTTCTCAGGTACAAACCCATCACCTCCAAGTTTGCTGTAATTTGCATTCTTCATGTGCCGAGTGAGAGAAGGGTCAGGGCTATCAAAGCGCTCCTCCTCACCACTACTCTGGTTCTTCTTCTCCTCATCTTTATAGGTGCGGTAGAACACGGAGCGGAAGAGACCACGCTCAATGGAGCCGCGATTAATCATGATGGAGTCCTCCTGATTGTAGCCTGAGTAGGTCAGAATGGCCACTACAATATTCTGGCCTGACGGCATCGTCTGCGCACCATAGTACTTGCTCATATATGGACTGACGAGAGGAACCTGCGGATAGCAGAGAACATGCGCCAGTGCATCAAAGCGATCACGGTAGTTCAGAGCATAGATGCCCATGGCCTGCTTACCCATAGCACACTGATACGAGTTACGGGGACTCTGATTGTGATCAGGAAAGGGGATATTGGACGCCAGTGAGCCAAGCACCGTTGACGGATGAATCTCAGCATGCGTATGACTACTATCGGCCTTCGAAGCATCCTCCGTGCTCATGGAGATGAAGGCGCCCTCTGTTTCACCGGCATCGAGATACTCAATGAGATGACGGCCGCCAGGTGACTCCCAGAGAATCACATCCTCCCAGGTCTGAAGAGCGCGAATCTGGGCGAGGAGCTTTCCACTCGTGTCCGCTGCAATTTCACGGAGAGCGCCTGCAAAGTAGAGGGGGCGCAGCATACGACCGGCCTCCGTGGTAATCCACACTTCACGCATAGCAGGTCGCCAGATAATGCCCGTCTGCAGATGGAGAATGCCGCACCGTTTTGCCTTGCGAAGTGCACTAATCGTCTCCGCAGTGTTTTCAAGATTCAGAAGTCCAATCCATGCACCATTCAGGAATACGCGAGTGAAGAGATGCTTCTCCTCAGCCGTCGAATCTGCCAAGCGAATCAGCGTGCCGAGTTTCTTGAAGTAGGCACGCACTGAGCGGGGATTGCTATAGATGCCGACGATTGCCGTCGTGCTCATATTCTTCACTACACCTACAGAGTGACCCTCTGGCGTCTCTGATGGACAGATATAGCCCCACTGCGTATTGTGCAACTTACGCGGCGGAATGAGTTTGCCCGTCTTCTCAATCGGCGTCGAGACACGGCGCAAGTGAGAGATACCGCTGATATAATTCAGGCGGTTCAGCACCTGACTCACACCGACCTTCGTAGGACCACCGACCTTTGCGCTGCCAAAGTTGCCTGTAGCGAGGCTCGTCTTCAGACCCACCTCAATGATGGTGCTCTTGATGACCTTGTAGATATTGCTGATGTTCAGAATATCTTCAAAGTTTCCTGACGCGCGCCAAGAGCCACTGTGAATTTCACGGCCTAGACTGGTGCGGATATCCTTGACCATCTTCGTGGCGAAGAAGGTGCGGAAGAGATTCGCCAGAAGGAAACCAGGCAAGTCGACACGCTTGTTCGGATAAGAATCACGGTCATCATTCTGGATACGCGCCGTGTAGACCCAGAGCAGTTTGCGGGTCATGTGGCCGAGGAGACACGCCTTCTCGTATTCCGTGTTTGGATCAGGGCCATCACGACCACCTACATGAGGGAAGAGCTCCTCGGCGAGAACATCTTTCACATTCAGAGGCCGATGGCTGCGCGATGACCAACTCTGGATGTGCGTGCTGAGCCAATCGAGCGCCTGCTGCTGAGTGAAGACACCTGAAGCCGCACACTCTGCAATCGACTCATCGAAAATCGCATCGAACTCAGGCTCGCCCTTCGGACCGATAATTAGATTGTAAATATCCTTGTCTGCGGTGACTCCAAGTGCACGGAAGAGAATCCAGAGCGGAATCTCCGTCTTCACTCGAGGAATGGTGGCGCGCAGCAAGAGAATCTGCGGATTCTTCGGATGATACATGATCTTCACTGCATTGTTCTTCGGCACCTGGTCATTATCAGGACCAATGGCCTTGATTTCAATGACCTCCGCCTCCTTGACAGGATTGCGGTTGTTACGGAAGACGAACGGGCGATTCTCTGACATCCGCTCCTGGCTGATAATGACACGCTCACCACCCTGAATGATGAAATAGCCACCGAGGTCCTCTGCACACTCTCCAATCGAGGAGGGGTGCAGATGCTTCTGGTCGTTCAAGTGGCAGAACTTAGAGCCGACCATGACTGGAATCTTGCCGAGATGCACATTGGGAAAGAGACGCTCACGCACCTCCTTAGTTCCACCCTTCGTATTATCAATAAAGGTCGTAGTGACACGAACATCTACGAAGAGAGGTGAGGCGTAGGTGAGATTCCGCATACGCGCATCATTCGGCATCATGGGAAGCACGGCACCATTGTTCTCAAAGATGGTCGGCTTCCGCAGACTCGGATTCTCGAACTCCAGCATCACCTCGTACTCGCGATTTACAGGCGCGAGAGGCTCCGCATGCGCAGCGGCTTCAACACCCATGAGAGCATTTGCCGCGGAGGTTGAGAGACCGGTTGCCGACGCAAGAGCCGAGCGAGGTCCACTCAGCGGAATCTCAGGACTACCACGGACAATCAGAGGATTCACCATCGTCGTAATCTCGGGAATATCAATTTCCATGAAGTGATTGAACGACTCAATCTGGTGGCTGATAATTTGGCGGCCATCCGACTGCTTGAAGTACAGGTCCAGAATATCTTTGTAAGATGGCAATTGTGGAGCCTGCATATTTTTTAAAATGGGATGAGGAGAAATGAATGAATCAAATTTAGTGGTGTTCATGGAAATCCCTAAAGAATTATTCGGCACTTTTTTAGGCTCCTTATTTATCTGGGAAAAACTTGAAACAGTGGCTAACTCTTGAACTTGAAGAAATGCCCGCATAAAAATCTTTTTCTTTAGTATAATATAAATGTCTTCTGTATATCCTGGAGTAACATCTGAAGGAAAGACATTCAACAAGCAGGCGCAGAAGGCCTTTATCAGCACGGCCCCGTTCAACACGAAAATCTTTCTCTATTCAACTTCTCTGACCTCCAATTTTCAGACGGTTGGCTCGCTCGTTGTAAATCCGGCAGCCACAGCTGGACTCTGTCCCGCGAACCGTGTTCTTCACGCAAATAGCAAGGTTCTTATACCCGGTGTAAATCCGAGTGTAACAAAGCCTTATATTGGTGTATTTGACCCGGTGACTGGACTCAACGGCTTCATTGATGCTACGGACCCGACCTTTGCCACCTACGATGTCAACTTCCCGTTCCAGTATGACACGGGTCTCCAGCCGGCTATCTCTACGCTTGGTGGCCAGGGTGCGAACCTCCGCGCAGGCATGGATGCGGGTCTCTTAACACAGACGAGTGGACTTGTCGGTTCACTAACGGTGAATGCGGGCGATTCATCTGTTGGCGAGCTCAAGTTTGCCGCAAACTCCAGCACCATCCAGGTAACCGGCACCCAGGTCACAGCCTCAAGCCGCGTATTCCTGCAACCCACGGTTGGCCTTGGTCAGGTTACTACTGCAGCATTCTCAACTCTGCAGACGGGTCTGCCGATTCTTCCCAGTGTCTCCTCTATCACAAATGGAAGTTTCAATGTAAGTTTACCTGGTCCTACCTATGTTGGGCAGAACCTGAACTACTCCTTCTTCGTCCTCCACTAAACACGCACCTTTGGCACAACCTGGCGTAGGGCGTGCATAAATTCTAAATAGGGCCCGTGTTTCCCCAGTTTACTAAGTTTATCCAAGATGAACTTATTAAAGTTGGCAATATAATAATCCTCTTTTTCAGCCCAATGCGTATGAACAGAGCCGAGTGGTTTCCCCGCATAGGTCAATCCAATATGTCCAGCATTTCGATTATATCCAAATTGTCCCTGTATAAACGTGGAGCCCTCTTCACTCTGCCACATACGCCACCAACCGAAATTATTCTGAATAGGAAATTCATATGTGGCTGTACCGGCGACTGCAGCCACTTCCTCAAGCGCAGCCTGTTCAAAGAAGCGCGAGCCATGTGACGCCTTCTCCCAGACATCAAAGAGTGACTCCTTGCCGAACCACATAAAACCGGCATTGTAGCGACCATAGCGTGCCTCATCATCTTCACGAATTAGATGAGGTGATAGCGCAACCTCGGCCATCAGAGGAACATGCGGCAGCGGTCCAAATAGGCAGATATCCGCATCGAGAAACCAGACACCACCTCCCGTTTCCTTAAAGGCCGTGCGCATCGCACCGATTTTTTCACAGGTGTAGTCGCTAAACATGTTCGGATATTTAACGCCAGGCATCTTCTCCATCTTCTTACGGTCGAGTCCAGTATACGCATTCATTGTTTCACGAATACGGAGTTCACCCTTATAATGCGCCTTTGTCTTCAGACTCGCTGCCGTTTCAGAATCTGTAAAAATGTAGACAATCGGTAAGGGCTTTGTATACTGCTCAAGTGTAAATAGTAGAAGCATACATTCTTGCCGTGCCTTTTCTCCAGTTGCGAGAGTTACGACGGCCATCTACTAAGTATTCCGTCAGCCGTTTAAGTAAATTTGAAGCGACACAGCGACCTACTAAAAGGTACAACACGAGATAAATACAATGTCTAAGTTTCTCCAGATTATAGATCCTTCATCTAAATGCCTTGATTTTCCTGAAGAGGCAGGTAAGAATTTTAACTTTCCCCTTGACCCTTTTCAACAACATGGAATTTCAGCAATGTATAAAGGTCATAATATTCTTATTACTGCAAAAACTGGAAGCGGAAAGACAATTCTTGCAGAGGCGCTTCTGTATAAAACAGTTGCCAAGGGTGGCCGTGTCTTCTATACAACACCTATTAAGTCTCTGAGCAATCAGAAGTTTCACGACCTCAAGAAAACCTTCGGCCAGGAGCGAGTGGGCATCATGACTGGCGACATCAAGTTCAATCCAGATGCGCAGATTATTGTGATGACCACAGAGATTCTCAGAAATCTTCTCTACAAGCAAGGCACGAGCACAGAGCACATTGGTCTAACGGCTGCGCTGTCTCTTAAGAATCTCCAAGCGGTCGTCTTTGACGAGGTTCACTATATTAATGACCGTGATCGTGGCCGTGTCTGGGAGGAGACCATGATTCTGCTTCCACCTGCAGTGCAGTTGGTCCTGCTGTCCGCCACCATCAGCCGCCCCGAACTCTTCGCCTCCTGGCTCGGTGAACTCAAGCAGATTCCGTGCGCGCTCATTTCTACCCTCTACCGAATTGTTCCGTTGACTCATGGTGTTCTCCTTGGGTCCCAGTTTCAGACACTCATGGACAATAAGAATATCTACCACGACGATGTCTACCGCCGTTGGCTTGAGTGGCGTGAGAAGGGCATTAAGGACCACGAGGACTTTCAGCGAAAGGTCAAGGAGCAGCGCCGTGCTGGCTTCGAAGGTCCTGTCGATGGTAAGACGCGTCCCACCTCCTTCGTTCACCAGATGAATGAGACGATTGAGAAGCTCGAGCGTGAGAAGCTGCTCCCTGCGCTCTCCTTTGTCTTTAGCCGCGCAGGCTGTGAAAAGTATGCAGACAAGGTCCAGGCGACTCTAGTCGATTCGTCTGAGGCGGCAAAAATCAATCATATCTGGGACTTCCATCTTCACGCCTACAAGGAATCCCTTGAGACTCTGCCGCAGGCGCATAAACTCAAGGCACTTGCGCTTCGTGGTATTGCCTATCATCACAGTGGCCTACTTCCAGTACTGAAGGAGATCATTGAGATTCTCTTCACTCGCGGATTCATTAAGATGCTCTTTGCCACGGAGACCTTTGCCGTCGGTCTCAACATGCCTACAAAGACGGTTCTCTTCTTCGGCTTGGAGAAGTACAGCGAAGAGTCAATGGGACTCCGTCCTCTGCGCACGGACGAGTACATTCAGATGGCCGGCCGTGCGGGCAGGCGTGGACTTGACCCTGTAGGTACAGTGATTTATCTACCTGAGCGTGACCCTGTCTCCGCTGCCACCATGCGGAGCATTTTGACGGGCGGTCAAGCACAAATCTCCAGTAAGATGCAGTTTCACTACGAGTTCTTACTCAAGTCGCTTCAGTCAAATGCGACAACATGGCTCGGTCTCATGGAGAAGTCGTACTGGTTCATGCAGCGTAAGGAGGAACTCACGGTTGCTCAACGTGAACTTGCTGCACTTGAGGAGAATCTTTCTAAGACTCTTCTAACTCCTGAGGATATCCATGCATTTGGGGAACGTGAAGCAATTGAGCAAGTGCTCACCCATGCGCAGAATGCAAAGAAGAAGGCGGCACAGCGGGCGCTTGAAGCGTGGAAACAGGAGCATTCAGGTTCTAAATGGGATCTTCTTGCAAAGGCATTTCCTGTCTACAGAAAGAATCTTGCTGATATTCTGTCTCAGAAACAGTATATTCAGGTGCTTGAGTCACACAAGGAATCGGTTGAGCCGATTATCGCCTTCTTGACCTCCCGCGGCTTTCTCACAGCAGGTTCTCTAACCAAGGACTCTTTGACGGAACGTGGCATTCTCGCTACGGAAATTAATGAGGGTCACCCAATTCTAATGACGGAACTCTATCTATCAGGTCATTGCGCTGACCTAGGGCCAGAGGAGATTATTGCCGTCCTCGCCTGTTTCATGGAGGAGGACAAGAAGGATACACAGCCTAGCCTCGAGAAACTCTCTGTACCAAAGAAAGTCAAGGAGATTCTCTACGGGCTTGGCACTACCGCACAAGACTTCATGCGTGCTGAACAGCCCTTTGAGATTCAGTCGCCAGATTCATATTGGAATTTGAGTACGACCTGGATTGAGCCGATGTATAGATGGTGTCTCGGCGAAGAGGCCTCCGTTCTCTGTGCAGAGTATGATCTCTTTGAGGGAAATCTTCTACGCGCAATCAATAAGTGCGTGAGCCTTGTAGAGGAGTGGATTGCACTTTCGACCTTTAAGAAGGATGTTTCAATGCTGGACAAGCTCCGTGGTATTGAACAGTCATTGAAGCGAACCATTGCTACAAGTGATAGTCTCTATCTAAGACTCTAAATCATAGTATATAGTAGAAATGCCGAGACAAAAGAAACAGACATTTCAGGTCCCTCCTACACCGCGTTCTCCAGTGCCCATGACAGTGCCTCGCCCTATTCCTCCTCCTAAACTGTGGCATCAGTCGCAGCCGACTGGATTTTTTAGTATTCTCAAAGAGGGCATGGCCTTCGGAGCTGGGTCAGAAATTGCACACACCGCAATCAGATCCTTACTGGGAACAGCCCCAAAAAAAACAGAGTATGACCTCTGCGTGGAACAAGCGACTCACACAAAGGATGAGTGTAAGGAGATGTTTACTAAGTAGAGGCCCCCTCAGGTGTCTTGATGACCTCATAGATAATCCGCTCCTTCCACTGTGCCTTGCGTCGGTCACAGAAGTAGCGCAGCTTAATTGTGTCACCTGGTGCTGCGGTCGTCTTAATTCGTACAATCGTCTTCCATTCATCAATCCAAGTGACAGCCTTGTCGCCTTTGGCAGCTTTGGCCCCTTCCATCCAGAGCACCTTTCCTGTAATCTCAAGGCGAACTGCGCCATGAATTGCTGTAAGAAGAGCATAATGCCGGTCATGTGCAGCAATCTCCTTCTGGCGGCGATTCAGTGCAGCTGCCAACCCCTCAAAATCTTCACGAACAGCGACACGGTCACCATCAATCCAGCGCTTGATGATAACCTGGTTAAGAAGATCCGCAAAACGGCGAATGGGAGATGATGCATGGCAATAGATATCCATTCCAAGTCCATGATGCTTACTATCCTCCATATCAGCTCCACAGTATTCTGCGGCCCGATAGGCCAGAAACTGTAGATCAGGTGAGATTGTATTGACTTGTGCCAGTTGCTCCTCAAATGGCTTATCGTGTCTCCGAAGAAGACCGGCTCCGAGAGTTCGAAGAATAGTCGCTGCATTCCGATTGTACCAGAGCATAAGCGTCTCCACCCATTCATGCGAATCAAGTATCGAGCGCCCAGCAATCTTGGAGCAAATTCCCTTCAGAATATCAAGCGGTACGGTCTTACTCTTATAGATTGTATCATACGTGTACGATTCCTGATTTGTCACGAGCACCTTCTGAAAGAATGGAGCGGATAAGTGACCCCCCTCCCAAAAGGCCATAAGCGCAACACCGTAACGAATCTTTCCAGGAAGAAGCGAACAGACTTCTTCAGATAGATGTCGATGAAGCATAGGCCGTACAACGGCACCGTCCTGGTAGACAGTTGCTCCTGCGCTCAACGCTGCTTTCCACTGAGGTGAATGAACGCTCACCATTTCAGAAACGTCTGCGATGGTCACTGAAATCTTCCAGATTTTCTCATCAACCTTTTCAAGAGTGATGACATCATCAATATCTTTACAGCCTGGAGGGTCAATATTAAAGGTTCCTACAGAGAGCTTTGTTCGCTTGAAGTCCGTGATAAGAGGAAGAGTCTTGGGCCGCGGAGCATTCTGAGGAGATGCAATGAGGGCAAGTGCAAGTGCCTCCGCAGCAGGATCCTCAACAGGGCCCAGAATCTCTACAAGACCTCCGCGCGGAAGTTCAGCCTCATCCCATGAATCAAATTGAAATGAAATCAGAAGATTTTGACTGCGGTCCTTCTCCTTACAGGCAACTCGAAACGACGGCCAGCCCTTATTCATCGTCTCGCAGAGATAAATCGGTACGCCGTGTCCAGTCATTCCATACATGTATTTACTTGTCAGACAGAGAACACCTACAAGAAGTTGCTTCTCTCCTCTCTCCACAAGCTCAATGCCTGGGCCTGCGATGCGCACAGAATCACCCGGCAGAGCCTTGTGTGCGAGTACGGCACCTTCGAACTCATGAACTACAGTTCTTGCCGAATCAAGAACTTGAAATTTCTTGTAATCCTTTGTTGCGAGCATTTTGTACGGCTTGACTAGCGCTTAAGCAGCTTCAAATTTATAGGACCTTATTAGTTGGGACACGAGTATGTCAGATACCAAAAATATTCGAATTACGGGTGGTGCAGTAACGGATCCGACTGTAGGAAAGAAGCGGCGTACATCACGGAAGCAACAGGGTGGGACAGAGGGTAATAATGTTCCTCCTCCGCCTCCACTTCTGGCACCTGCAGCTGCACCTGCAGCTGCACCTGCACCTGCACCTGCACCTGCAGTACCTCCTCCGCAACAGTCGAATATTCCACCTGCACTTCGTGGTGGAGCCAAGACGAAAGTCGTACTTGAGCCACCCAAGAAAACGGCCGCGAAACTCGTCGCATCCAAGTCAAAGACACGGAAGGCCAAGAAGATTCGCGTAAGTCTTACAGGTCTCGGGAAACGCATTACGCGTCATAAGAAAATTCAAAAGGAGGCACGCAGTCATTCAATTGAAGAAATTAAGAAAACTCTTATCGCTGCGAAACTCATAAAGCCCGAATCAAAGGCACCTGAGTCCATTCTTCGTCAAATCTATGCAGACTACCAGACTCTGAAGAATAAGGCACTTTAATTATTTATAAAATTGTGTCTTATCTCCAAATTTAAATCCAGATTCGCCAGAAAAGGAGATAACAATTTTTGTAAAAGAAGCAATCACTTCTTCTAGAATTAATTGATCGCGAATATGTTGAATCCATGCATGGCGAACAATACTACCACAGGGCGTATTAAACTCTCCTAGAGGAAGAACCATAAATTGAGCTGGAGTTTTCAGATAACGAGCTGAAAGTGCCCCCTGTTCATTTCTCTTTCGCCCATAGAATTCCTTATATTCGGGTGAAAAATAGATATCAGTAAGAATCTCCTTTGCCTCAGGTGTATTCTTAACAGCAATAAATCCAGAATTGAAAAAACTATCTTCTGGTCCATGTACATCTCGCGGCATTGCAATGACCGCAGACGATTCTTTGAATTCCTTTATAAAGGCCTGAAAACGCCCCTCATCCCGAATCCAAGCATCTGTATCAATAAAAACAAAATAATCTGCAGAGGAACTATTAAATAACTCTATAAGTGCTTTTATTTTAATATAACAAGGAGGTTTTTCTGGATGTCCTGGAAAATTTTCATTATCGTCTGTTACCATTTCATACTCATATCCTAATACCCTACACTTAAACATATTAATTAGAATTGCCAATCCCTTATAATCGGAATTGTGCCATAGAGAACCATTATTTACAGCAACCAATGCATTCATATTGATTTCATTGAGAGGCTCATATTTCAGATCCCGCGACTCTACAAAAATCTGAATAGGGCGTGTATCCGCCTGAATTATCTTTACCTTCATCTTACAGTCTACAAAACAGGGACTTTAAACTAACACGCGTAGACTTAGTAGAATGGCATCCATGCAAAGAGAGTATCTCAAACTCTATAAATATTATTCAGACCAATATGGTCCGAATACTTGCGTCTTCCTTATGGTTGGCAAGTTCTATGAAATGTATGATTCCATAGATCCTGTCTCAGGCGAGGGCAAGACATCGATGAAGCGTGCAGTTGAAGTACTAAATATTCAAGTGAGTCTTCGTAAGGCCACGGATGGCTCTAAGGAGGATACGATTTTCGCAGGTGTTCCTGAACAGAGCCTCCATAAGTTCGCCTCCGTGCTCACTAAAAACAATTGGACAGTGGTTGTCTGCGACCAACTCAAAAATACATCTGGAAAGGTGACCGAACGCCCCGTTGCTCGCATTCTCTCTCCAGGAACCCACACAGAGGCCGTTGGACTTGATGCACCCTATGTCGCTGCCATCTGGCTCGAGGAGCGGAACTGGCAGAAGGGGGAAGCACCTGCCTATGGTGTCGCTTTTTTTGACCTGACTACTGGACATACAAGTGGTTTCCAGGGCGTCGCATCAGGAACAGCCGATGTCTGGTCAACGGACCTTCTTGTTCATGCTATCCAAGTACAGAATCCTCGTGAACTTATTGTTCTGTGGCGCGGAGATGCCATGTCGCGTCCGTCTGAGGCCGTACTTCGCTCCAGATTTGGTGGTACCACGGCACTTCTACACTCTCGTTCAGCGAATCCGAGTGATCAGGGTGGATTCGAAACTCCCCTTGTTCGTGAAGACTTTCTTACGCGTCTCTTTTCTCCTGAAACGATGCTACCTATTCGTGATTATCTACGGATTTCAGATGCACCCTATACGGAACGCGCACTTATCTCTCTGCTGCGATTTATTGAAGACCATTTACCGTCGTCTCTTGAGAATCTTCAAGCATTTGAGCCGTGGACACCGAGGGGGCGTGTTCATCTGGGAAACAATGCACTGACACAATTGAACTGTACCTCCATGCGTACAGATGATTCAATCCTCGGTCTATTTCAAAAGACATTGACACCTCCAGGACGTCGACAACTGCGCGACCGTCTACTCACACCTATTTCGGATATTCCGATTCTCGAAGACAGACTGAACAAAATTGAGTTCATGACACAGTTTTCTGAAGTCGCCAAACTCGAGCGCTATCTTCGCCAAATCTACGATTTTCCCCGTATTCATCGCAAGATTCAGAATTATACGGTCACTTCGGAGGAGATTCTTGAACTTTATGAAACCTATACGCGGATGAAAGACTTGGCTGTTCTTTTCCAAGGAACACTCTTTGAACTTTCAACCGATAACCTTGCCGCATTTCTCGAAATGTTCGAGCTCTTTGAGCAACTCTTTGATATTCCAAAGGCGAGACTGGCAGCCGATACTCCAGATGACCTCTGTTTTTTTAAGGACCAACACGCTCCGAAAACGGCGGCAGTCGAGAAGCAACTAGCGGCTATCCGTGCAGATGTAAGGCTGCGTGCAGAAGAACTCGCCGTCTGGGCTGGTCTTCCTATTGATGCTCTCCGTGTAGAATCAGGTCGTGATACGCAGGTCTACAGTATTACGGGAACCAAGACAACTCTTACGCTTCTCAAGAAAATCGCGAGTCAGAAGCCGACTGCATTGGAGTCATCTGAGAAACAGGTGGCCGTCTCGGCACGACTTAAGAAGGGCGCCTTGACAATTGACCCTCGAGCTGCTACAGGCGCCTGTCCTTTTCCCGACATGGAGGTGAATATTCGGAAGACCACACAGGGTACAATTGACTGTGCGTATCTGGAGGGGGTTCATGGAAAAGTCTTAGGACTCAGGGCACAGCTTGTGGCGGCGGCTCGTGAGGAACTGCCTCCTCTCTGTAACACACTGATTGAGGAGACTGGAACTCTTCTCTGGAATTTTCTGGAGACTTGGGTCTCAGAGATTGATATGAGTCTCTGTATTGCCAAGGTGTCCCAGGAGTACGGATTTCAGAAGCCGACCTTTCTAGAGGCCGACGCCTTCGCCTCTGTTCATGTAGAAGGACTTCGTCATCCCCTCATTGAAACGGCGTGTCAGCGACAGGCGTATGTTCAACATACAGTGACTCTGGGCACTGCAGAAGCGAGTGCAGGATGGCTCGTCTACGGAATGAATGCAAGTGGAAAGTCATCCTTGATGAAGGCGCTTGGAATTGCCGTCATTCTAGCACAGTGCGGCTCATATGTACCCGCCACAAAAATGGTGATTCGACCCTTTCGTTCCATTCTTACACGAATTCTCAATCAAGACAATCTCTGGGCCGGTCTCTCCAGTTTTGCAGTGGAGATGTCTGAACTGCGTGATATTCTGATGCGGGCAGATCCATTTAGTCTAGTTCTCGGCGATGAACTCTGTAGTGGAACGGAGTCGGTGTCTGCAACTGCCCTGGTCGCCTCAGGAATCCAGACACTCTTGGGTAAGGGCGCTCGATTTGTCTTTGCAACCCATCTTCATGGGCTTATGGACCTTGATTGCGTTGCCAATCAACCGAAACTTGGAGTCTGGCATCTGAAGGTAAAATATGACGCAGTTCGCGATATTCTTATTTATGATAGAAGTCTCCATAGGGGTTCAGGCTCAAGCCTCTACGGAATTGAAGTGGCTAGGGCGCTTCATTTACCCACTGATTTCCTGGAGGTCGCGCAAAAGATTCGTCGTCAACTTACAGGCACAGCAAAGGAGGAGGAGACGACAGGGTCGCAATGGAATTCTCAGGTACATCGCCGAGTCTGTGAACTCTGTCAGCACCCTATCGTGCGCGACTTGGAGGTTCATCATATCCGGCCTCGCGTCGAAGCACAAGGCAAACTCTTTACAGATGGCTCAAAGCGTGATGCCCTGCAGAATCTAGTAGTTGTTTGTGCGACATGTCACGATAAGCATCATGCGGGACAACTTGATATCCAGCCACTTCAACAGACAAGTGCGGGACTTAAGAGAATCTCAGATACAGAGTCTGTCATTACAGTCAGTACAACTGCCAGTAAGTGGTCAGATGAACAGCGTGATGTGATTGTCAATCTGTTGCAAAAGAATCCAAATCATCCTTTGAAGCGTATTGCGTTTATGTTGGAACAGGATCATGAGATTATCATCTCAGAAGCCAGTCTTCGTAACTTCAGAAAGAAGGGAGTTGATCTATGAAGAGGCCGGTGCAGGTGCAGGGGTCGGCGTAGGGACACTCGCCCCAGCAGGCAGAGCAATGTAGGTCATCGGACCCTGGTCACCCTTGGGGCCAGGAGGCCCGGCCGGGCCCGCAGGGCCAGCAGGACCAGGGGGGCCCGCAGGGCCAGCAGGACCCGCGGGGCCCGCAAGGCCCGGGGAACTTGAGCTCGCCGTGCCAGAGGCAACCGCCCTGCGAAGAGTATCGAGTTCATTGCGAAGTTCGACCATTTGCGTCTCGAGTGCGCGGACCTTGGCACCCAGCGGGTTTCCCTGGAAGTTCAGACCACTCGCAGTTGTAACAGAAGACATTTCTGTAGGCAGAAGTGAATGTAAGTTTCCTGTTTTCCCGCAACTATGAAAAATTTGAGTTAAGGAATCCTCAAGTTTCAAGGTAGAGAGAATGATTATTCCGATTCGGTGTATGAATTGCGGCAAGCTCATTGCAGACAAGTGGCGAGCCTATCAGGCCGCTGTGAAGGCGACTGAAACAAAGGAGACGGTCCAGCAAGTGCCGATTGATGGAAACACGCTACTCGAGACTCCGGAAGGAAAAGCGCTAACGGCCCTCGGGGTAACTCGTTCTTGCTGTCGTAAGCACTTTCTCACTCATCGGGACCTTATGGACAAAATCTAATCGGATGAGTAAAGAGAGTTCACATGGAACTGTTTATCCCTTCAATTCTAGCACTCGTCATAGCGGCGGCTATTGTGATGTTTGTGCTGCCCCGTCTATCGTCTGTTATTCTAGGGTCGCTCGCCCTAGTTTTTGTTATCATTGCTGCATATCAGCATTATAACTTCTTCTATACAGAATATCGTGAAAGTACATGGCAGCTCCCTCTAGTTCAGTATGCACCGTATCTCCTCATAGGAAGTCTTATCATCTTCTTAATTTTTTTCAGTATTAACTTCATTGGAACGAGCACAACTGCACAGGCTGCCGCTCCACTTATGGCGATGAATGCCGCTGTTGAGCGCGTAGCGAATCAGGCACCTACAGTTGCAGGTGTCACAAATGCTGTAACAAATGCTGCAAATAATGCACTTAAGGCCGTTGGCCTTGCTCCAAATAATGGAAGAGTCGGTGCCAACAATGCTGCTAGAAACATTCGCTTTTCCCAGGTCTAAGTAGGAGATGGCTAAGGGAACTACACGCAAATCTAAAGGTCCAAAGCCGATGACGATACCTCATCTTCGGAAAGCATTTGACCATATTGATGAATGGATTGAGAGCCGTATTCACAGGGAGGGTGTGAAAAAACTGGTTCCGGCATTTCAAGCCGAGTGGAAGAAGGTCTTCAGACGCACTGTTGATGCAAAGGCCGCCGAGGCTTATCTGAGCCTGAAGCACACAGCGACTCCTCGTGTCACAAAGAAGCACAAGCAGAAGGGTGGCTCAGCTGCGGCCTTAGCAGGTGCCCCTCTTGACTACATGACTCGCCAAGGTGTCACAGGTCCGTATGGGAGTTTTCCTGCCTATCTTTCGGATGGAATGCTGCCCTATCCTGAAGACTCCGTTTCGGCTCAGTGTGGTAAGGTTGACATCACGCCCAATGTTCCGGTTGACATCGGTTCAAATAAGGTTGGAGGTGGCCGACGTACTACACGCCGCAACCGTAAACAAGCTGGTGGAAGTAATCCTATGGCAGAGACACTACAGAATGTACAGTCCGCACTTGAAGTCTTTGGAAATCGTCCCTTTCAGAATGCCTCACCCCCTACAACGGGCAGCATTGCAACAATGGCAACAAAGGGCATTGATGTGGCCACTCCGCAGGCGCAGAATACAGTGTATACGGTTCAACCCTACAATCCTGCTGCACTCACAACATCACCTGCACTGGTGAGTCAGAATCTGCCAACCCAGCTCACAAAGGGACCCATAGGCTAATAAATTTACGCGTGTTTACCAATCAAGAAACCTCATCAGCGATTAGGGTTCTTGAATGAGTCGCCAAACAGAAGAAGCGAAGAAACTGGCTCGCCATCTATTGGACCGATATTTTCGGACAATGCCTGACTATTTAAGTCGTCACCACATCCAGTCCTACGAACAGTTTATCCAGGCCGATCTACCTCGTATTATTCGTGCGAACAATCCGCTCATTCTCTACAAAAGTCAAATTGATCCTGATAAGAAACGGAAGACAGGTGAGCGGCCCGCATATGAATACAAGGTTGAAATCTATGTGGGCGGCATCAATGGAACTGCGTTAAAAATCGGAACTCCCACCCTTGCACTTCAGAACGGCAAGGAGATTCGTGCGCTTTTTCCGAATGAAGCGCGTCTTCGTAATTTGACTTATCAGTCGCAAATCACTACAGACATCACTGTGCGTATTACATATGACCGAAATGGACCATCAAACAAGGATATCCCTGAGGACCAGCTTGAACAGACAATTGAGATTCCTGATTGGAATCTCTTTCAAATGCCGATTCTGCTTCACAGTAAGTACTGTCTACTGAGCGGAAAGTCCGCTGATTTTCTACGGGAGGCGGGTGAATGTATGTACGACCAGGGCGGCTATTTTATTGTAGAGGGTGCGGAGAAGGTGCTCGTCACGATTCAAAATCCTGCGTTTAACACACTCGACATTCATGAGCAGAAGGCCGATCCGAAAATTAAGTTTTTTGCGAGTATCCGATGCCTCTCTGAGAAGACGCGTATTGTGAAGCGTGTCACCTTTACAGTTGTGCGCAACACGGATTCCATTCAAGTGGGAATCCCCTTCGTACGAAAGCCGGTTCCTCTCTATGCCGTGTTCCGCGCCTTCGGTATTATCTCAGACCGCGACATCACTCGGCTCATTCTACCCGATGAGAATTCCGATGAGACGAAACTCCTGGAGCCGCTGCTTCTCCCGTCAATACGCGAGTCAGTGCCGTTTCTCGACACCTACACGGCCATCCAGTATATTAAGACACTCACAAAGGGCTTCAGCGAGGAGCATGTACTTGATATTCTCTACAATCAGCTCTTTATTCACACAGATGCAACAATTCAGGTTGAAGGAAACTCTACAGTGCGCTCTGGAGGTGCGCGTATCTTCTTCCTTGCAGAGTGTGTGCGAAAGATTCTGCGCCGCATTGTGGGCATTGACAAGGACATGGACCGCGATGATATTCGTAATCAACGCTGCCTCACAAACGGTTTTATGATTCAGCAGATGTTTCAGGATGTCTATGTAAAATGGACGCGAGCAATACTTCTTGCAATTGCGAACAAGTATGAGTATAATAAGGGCACCTTTTCAGGAAAGAAGTTCGAGAATCTTTTTGAGGAGAGTGGCCGCAATGAGATTTTTCTGGTGAACCAATTATCTGAAGAGGTGAAGAAGGCCTATAAGGGAAAGTGGGGGACGGGACTCGGTGAAGAGAAGGCCGGTGCAATTCAGGCCATGTCGCGTCTAAGTTATCTCGATTTTGTCAGTCACACTCGTCGCGTAGTTCTTGAGTTCGATACAGGCACGAAACTCACGGCTCCTCGTCAACTCCATACAAGTCAGTTCGGCTATTTCTGTACATCCGAGACACCTGGAGGTGCCAGCATTGGAGTGACAAAGAATCTAACAATGTTGGCGACCTTCAGTACAACCACGAATCCCGAGGATTTCAAGGCCTGGCTCTTCAAACGCGGCGGCGTGGAGTCGTGTTTCAGCATTGCTGAGACTCTACTCCCTAACTACACGGCCGTCTATGTGAACGGTGGTATTGTCGGCTACACACGCCAGCCTTTAGAACTGACACAGCTTCTCAAACTCTTCAAGCGCGCAGGTGTTCTACCGGCCTTCTCTTCCGTTGGATTCAGTTATCGTGAGCGCCGCGTCTTCATCTATCTGGATGACGGTCGTCCCATGCGTCCTCTAATCCATCTCAAGAAGGACGGCTCCTATAACATTGATATGCTCAAGGAGAATGAGATTACATGGACACAACTCGTTGTTGGAAAAACTGCAAAGCGCACGCTTGACCAGACTGGATTCAATGATCCGCTTGATAAAGAAAAGACACCAACCTTTGAGGACTATGTGAAGCTGCTCACACCCCTACAGGGTGCAATTGAGTATGTCGACCCCTATGAGCAGAATGAAGCGTACATTGCGACCTTTCCCTCGTATATCAAGGCCGGCGAAACCTCCCACTTAGAAATCCACCCGTCGACCATTCTAAGTCTGATGACCAGCATTATTCCGTTTGCAAATCACAATCAGTCACCGCGTAATCAACTCGGTGACAGCCAGAGCAAGCAGGGTCTCTCCATGTATGCGACGAATTTTCAGAATCGCTATGATAATACGGCGAATATTCTCTGTTATGGCGAGGCTCCGCTGGTTCGCACTCTCTACTACGATTATTATGGAGACGGTCAAATGTCCTACGGAACAAATATTGTTCTCGCAATTGCATCCTATACTGGATACAATCAGGACGACGGTATTCTGGTAAATAAGACGGCCGTTGAGCGTGGCCTCTTCCGCAGTATTACATTCCGTTGCTATGAGGCGTTTGAGGAAGATGACCCGTTGGCGAAGACAAAGACGCGCATTGCGCATCCGAAGTCAGTGCCGAACTGGACCAATCTGAAGGCCGGTCTCGATTATACAAAACTCGATGACCGTGGAATTATCCGCGTGGGTGAACTGACGACTTCGGATACGGTCTTAGTGAGTCGCTATGTCCGCACGGAGACGGGTGAGATGAACGATGCATCCGTGACACCGCAAGTCTGGACGCGTGGCCGTGTAGAATCAATTATTGTCACGGTGAATAATGCGGGTCTCCAACTCATTAAGATTCGGATTACACAGGACAGAATTCCTGAACTTGGAGACAAATTCTCCAATCGCCACGGCCAGAAGGGCACAATTGGTATGCTTCTGGAGGCGCAGGATATGCCTCGCACGGCGGATGGCCTCGTTCCTGATATGATGATGAACCCGCACGCGATTCCGAGCCGTATGACGATTGCGCAACTTCTCGAGATGATTTTCGGCAAACTCGCTGCGACGGCGGGATCGATTGGTGACGGTACAATCTTCATGAATGAGGGCGACCCGTCAGGCGATATTGGCAAGGAGCTCATGAAATATGGACTGGAGCCGAGGGGCAATCAGATTCTCTACAATGGTCAAACGGGTAATATGATCAATTCTGAAGTGTTCATTGGCAATGTCTTCAGTATGCGTCTGAAGCACATGGTGGAGGACAAGTGGAACGCCCGCGGTGCTGGACGCAAGGAGCAGCGCACGCACCAACCTACAGGCGGCCGTGGAAATGAAGGTGGTCTTCGTATTGGTGAAATGGAACGCGATGCGCTCATTGGTCACGGTATCATGGATTTTGTTCAAGACACATATCTGAAGCGATCAGATGGCGCAGTGATTACAGTATGTGATGGATGCGGTACACAGCCGATTTACAACGAGTCAAGGAAAATCCAGATTTGCCCCTTATGCGATGGGCCTGTCAAGTTTACAGGCAATAAAGAGATTGTTGCAACAGTTAAGCGCAGTATGGTGACTTTTAGTAAGATTCAGATTCCGTATGCATTCCAACTCGTCAACGATGAACTCCAGACTTACATGAATATTGGAATGCGCTATATTACGGGCAAAAACGCGACTGTTCTGCGTCTACCTGAAGGAACGCCTGAGCCTGACTTTGAAAAGGCAATGGCACGTGCAGGTCAGCCGATACCGACCTTTGTACCTGAGTTTGAGGAGGAGACACCTGAGGCTGCGGCTAAGACACCTGCACCTGTGGCTGAAACTGTGATTGAGGTTGTGACAAAGGGAAATCCATCGGTTGGTGAGTCTGCCACGGCTGCATCTGCATCTGCAACGGCATCTGCTGTCGCAGCACTTGTAGATGGAATTCGGCAAAACTCAGCGACTCGATTTGCCGCGGCCGCACCAGCCTCTCAAATACTCACACAGCAACAAGTTGGAGTTGTTCCTCTTGGACCAGCAGTCAGTGTGCTAAGCCAGGTGCCTCAAGGATCGGCATCAGGATCGGCATCAGGATCGGCATCAGGATCGGAGGTAGATAACTATGAAGA